CAAAAAGAACTCCACAATCAAAGACTCAGCTATTCTAGCAAAGTCTAAATTCTTCATGGAAAAGGATATGATTCAAACATCAATCCCCATGATCAACGTTGCACTATCTGGTCGGTTAGATGGTGGCTTTGCACCAGGTCTAACAATGTGGGCTGGTCCATCTAAGCACTTCAAGACAGCATTCAGTCTGTTGATGGCTAAAGCATATATGGACAAGTATCCAGAGGCTGTTATTCTGTTCTACGACTCCGAGTTTGGAACACCACAAGCATACTTTGATACATTTGGTATCGATCCAGAACGTGTTATTCATACTCCACTGACAGACATTGAACAGTTGAAGTTTGATATCATGAAACAGTTGGAAGGTATTGAGCGAAATGATCGTGTTATGATTCTGTTGGATTCTATTGGTAACTTAGCATCCAAGAAAGAAGTTGAAGACGCCCTTGAGGGTAAGTCTGTTGCTGATATGTCTCGCGCAAAACAAGTCAAGTCTTTGTTCCGAATGGTAACTCCACACTTGTCACTGAAGGACATTCCTATGGTTGTTGTCAATCACACATACAAGACTATGGAACTGTATGCTAAGGATGTTGTTGGTGGCGGTACAGGTTCTTACTACTCAGCCGACAACATTTACATTCTTGGTCGTCAGCAAGAAAAAGAAGGCACTGAGATTGTGGGATACAACTTCATCATCAACGTTGAGAAATCACGCCATGTTCGTGAGAAATCCAAGATTCCAGTCAACGTTACATTTGAGGGTGGTATCAACAAGTATTCTGGTCTATTGGATATTGCGCTTGAGGGTAACTTTGTGCAGAAGCCAAGCAACGGATGGTATGCAAAGGTTGATCAGGAGACTGGTGAACTCGGTGACAAGAAACGTTATGATGCAACACAAACAGAAGAATTCTGGAAAGACTTGCTATCAAGTGAAAAGTTTGGTGAATATGTGAGGAAAAAATATGAGATTTCTTATGGATCGATTATGGGCAATGTTGACGTTCTGGAGAGCGCCGAAGTCGATTGAGATTGGAAAGGACTTTTCCTTTCACGACTTTGAGGATAGCGATTTGACAGGCATTCTCATACTCCGCCCAGAGTATGAGGGTGTCATTTATTACTATACCAATGCCAGCATAGAAGAGGTTGGCATGGGTGCAAGACTCAAATTTGGTTATCAAGTGGTCAAATCTGGTAATCACAACAAAAAAGACTTAGAGAATAGTGAGGAATTTGTTACAATGATAGGTGACATCCTCTCTCAAATTATTTTAACGGAAACACAAATTGAATCGCCTAGAAAAATCTATTCTGAAGAGTCTGATTTATAATGAAGACTTTACCAGAAAAACAATACCTTTCATTCAAGAGGAATACTTCTCTGATAACGTAGAGAAACTTGTATTCAATGAAGTTCGTGAGTTTCTGGACAAATACAAGAATTTGCCGACACATGAAGCATTGATTATTAATCTCACTGAAGGTAAGAATCATACCGAAGAGCAGGTTCGTGGCGCCATTGAGTTACTGAATGAAATTCATGAGCAACGTAATGAAGAAACCAACATTGATTGGTTGACTGACCAGACAGAAAAGTTTTGTCAGGACAAAGCAATCTACAATGCTATCATGGAATCTGTAACGATTCTTGATGATAAGAAAAGCACCAAAGGCAAAGGTGAGATTCCCAAGATTCTTGCTGATGCATTGGGTGTATCATTTGACCAGAACGTTGGTCATGACTACATCAGTGATTATGAAAGTCGTTTTGAATTCTATCACAGGAAAGAAGAACGTGTTCCGTTTGATCTGGATTACTTCAACAAAATCACCAAGGGTGGTTTGCCTAACAAGACACTGAATATTGCACTTGCTGGTACCGGTGTTGGTAAGAGTTTGTTCATGTGTCACGTTGCTGCTGGTTGTATCTCGGCTGGCACCGATGTGTTGTACATCACCATGGAAATGTCTGAGGAAAAGATTGCAGAACGAATCGATGCGAATCTGTTGAATATTGCAATCAATGATCTCCACGTTATCAGTAAAGATGAATATGTTCGCAGATTCAAAGCTGTTCAGAACAAAGCACAAGGTAAGTTAGTCATCAAAGAGTATCCAACTGCGGCTGCTGGATCAATGCACTTCCGTTCACTGTTGAACGAATTGCACCTGAAAAAGAACTTTCGACCAAAGATCATCTTTATCGACTATCTGAACATCTGCTGTTCCTCTAGAATGAAGATGGGTGCAAGTGTAAACTCATACACATACATCAAAGCTATTGCTGAAGAGTTGCGCGGCCTTGCAGTTGAATTCAACGTGCCTATCGTTTCTGCAACACAGACAACACGAAGTGGTTTCAGCAACTCAGACGTTGGCCTTGAAGATACCTCAGAATCATTTGGTTTGCCTGCAACTGCTGACTTTATGTTCGCATTGATCAGTACAGAAGAATTGCACCAACTGAATCAAATCATGGTGAAACAACTCAAGAATCGATACAGTGATCCTAACGAGAATAAGAAATTCGTGATTGGTGTTGACAAATCCAAGATGAGGCTGTATGATGTTGAGGATATTGCACAGAACATCATAGATTCTGGTCAAGTTGATGACAAGCCTATCAATACCTTTGGTAATCGTGAGCGTAAATTCAACTCAAAGTTCGAAGGTGTTCGTGTATAAATATCCAATAAATGGAGATTTTTATGGCCGCTCAACAAGGCTTCCAATACGAAATAAATGCCGCTAATGTCTTGAAACCTATGGGTCTTGTGCCTAAAAGTTTTAAGCCAGCGGGAGCAGGACATGATCAACCAGATTTGATGCTTGAACATAAGAAAGACAAAGCTGGTTGTGAATTGAAAATCACGGCAGCGTCCGCTGGTTCCCTTGTTTTGAAATATGATGCGAAAGATAAAAAAAGTCCCTGGAAATTTGGCAATGTCAGTGAAGATGATGCTGAAAAGTTCTTTATTAAGAATCTAGCTGAAGAAGTTGGATTATTCAAAAGACTTAAAGCTGAGTGGAAAGAAATTCCTTTCAAGAGAGATAAAGATCCATTATGGGAAGCCACTGCAGGTAAACTATCTCCTCAAAAGAGATATGAAAGGGATAGAGATACTTTTCAAGATATTCGTGGTGAGATTAGTGCAAAAGAAATTGAAGATTATTACAACAAAAAAGATACTTACTATGTAAATGTTGGCACTCACGGTTTCTACTTAATGGGCTCAAAAAATCCCTTAAAGCTGAAAGACGTTCCTCGCTTCGGTACTTCTGCAAAAGCAACTTATAGAGCCAGGGTTCAATATAAAGGTAGCGGCAATTATCAGTTCACTTTTGAAATGCAATTTTCTATACCATCAAGCAAAAAATCACCATTCAACATTGCTCCAGTTGATGGCAAAAGTGTCACAATTATCAAAAAAGATTTAAGTTTAGGGTGTTTTACGTAATGAAATTCAAAGAATTCCTAACAGAGTCCTCAAAAGAAGGCAAGAACGTTCACCTAGAGCATATCGAGGAAGAAGTTCTAAATCGCGGTGTAGCTGGTACGAGAGATGCAATCAACTTTTTGCGATCACTCAGAGACATGCTTGCTGGCAATTCAGACGGCAAGGTAAACATTACCACAAAATGGGACGGTGCACCTGCTGTATTTGCTGGCACTAATCCAGAGAATGGTAAGTTCTTTGTAGCCACAAAAGGCATCTTCAACAAAGATGCAAAGCTGAACTACACCGATGAAGATATTGACAGAAATCATCCAGGTGAAGGCCTGAATAAGAAACTGAAGGTTGCACTAGCATACTTGCCTAAGATTGGTATCGATGGCATTCTGCAAGGCGACATGATGTTTGCTAAAGGTGATATCAAGAAAGCAACGATTGATGGTGTCAAGTATGTGACATTTCAACCAAACACAATCGTGTATGCGGTTCCTGAAGATTCTGCACTAGCTAAGTCCATGTTGACAGCACAAATGGGTATTGTGTTTCATACGGCATACACAGGAAAGACAATCGCAGATTTGAAGTCTTCATTCAACATCGATATTGGTAGAATGAAAGCAACTAAGGATGTTTGGTTCCGTGATGCATATTTCGTTGACGCATCTGGTACAGTCACATTTACCGAAAAAGAGACTAAAGAAATCACAGCTATTTTATCTCAAGCAGGATCCCTGTTCCAAAGAACCAGTAGCATG